AGAATCGGAGTCATCGCCTCGACTGCGGCTTGGCGGCGGCTGTTGTAGCCGGGGCCAGTGTCCATAACCACATCGTACAGACCCACAGCAAGGTTGTTCTTGACCACTTGGTTGACCGCATCATACTCGTTGACCGTTACCAAATCAGGCTTGCCATCGTCCCCAATAATCCGCAAAACACGCTCTGTGTCGTAAATGCGGGGAATCAGGTCAAGAATCACACGAGCAACTTGGCACTGGGATTTTGTCAGGTTGTCGTAGAAATCATAGTTGGACAGGTCAACCTGTTGCTGTTGCCCGTTCAGAGCCTTGCCAGAGATATTGCCCTGCTTTAGCTGTGCTGGGTCAAAAATGCCCATCAGGGTCTTAATATCGTCATCAATTGAGGCTGATGCCGCCATGATGCCAGCAGGAGGCGGCTCAGGCTGAAGTCGCTGGGGCGCTGGCGCTGGACGACCTTCAATGTCCGTCTGCTTGTAACGCAGAAGCGGGAAGCTCTTTGTATTGGCTTGTGCCCAATCGTTTTCGTGGCCTTCGTCCTGACCCTCTGCCATTATCCATTTGGCCTTGGGAGCTAGTGCAACCGACTCGGTGAGCGAGGTTTGCCAGAAGTTGTACATACGCTGGGCATCTTTGGCGTGACGCACCATGCCAAATTTCTTGCGCTTGTCCCCAACGATGCAATGCCGCCCGTAAACAGGAATGATGGGGATGTAGCGTCCGGGCCACTCGCCCTCCTCCAACACCTCAACAGCAGTCAGTTTGCACCATTTAATTGACTTCTTAACGCTCATGCGCTCGTCAATCGGGTACACCCCGCCAGCAACAAGCATCTGCTCAGATTTCTTGAAATCGCTCTCAAAGATGCTGCTTCCATCGCTCAGAAGCAAGAGCTTTTCTCTTGTCCGAACGGTGTAAAAGTACTCGGCTAGGCGAATATCCTCTTTGGTAATCCACTCAGACTGACTGTCGCCCGTACCACGCTGGCTAAAGCTCGTGTCTTCAGCGTCTGGGTACATCTTGTGGAAATCTTTTTTACTGAGCATTGTTGTAACAAGGCAACGCTCGGCATCAGAGCCATCAGGCAAGACGCTGTTAATGTCGTAATAAACTGTGAACGGGTTATCCACAGGGTCAATGTAGATTTCCTGCTCGAAACTGTCCTCACGCACGTAGTCTGTGCGGATGCGGATGTAACCCCAACCCATGCGAACAGCGTAATCTGCGGCTGTGTCATAGGCGTTGTCAGCGTTGGAATTGGCCTCAATGTGCCGAATCATGCCTTGGATAACCTCGGCAACCTTGGCATCGGATTGGCTGTTCATCCCGTGGACTTTGGGACGAGGGCGTTGCTGACGGATTTGGTTAACAACTTGGCGGCAATAGCCATCCAGCTTGTTAATTGTCAGAACGGGGCGGGATTCTAGGTTGCGGGAGTTTTGTAGCTCAACAGGCCACTGGTCGCCGTTGACAAACTTTAAATCTTCAAGCGCCTCTTGACGATTCATCGTATCCGCATCGTTAGCCATCTTCAGAAACTGCTTGGCTTCGTCGATTCTGGGGTCGTAATCGTCCTGATTGGTTTGTGTAGCCATGTTTAGCCCATCCAACTGTGTGCGCTCCCGTAGGAGTGCGGGATTTGTCGCTGACTCTTGCGCTGGCGAGGTTCGTTGACCATCAGCCCAATATATCTAAACGCATCTGCCCCGTGACTGTAATGGTCGTGAAGCGGTGTACGGCTAAATTGATTGGTTTCAGGGTCAACCTCGTAACGATAGTGTCTCAGGCATTGTAGCCCTTCGTGGCAATTTTCTCTATCAAAATAGCACGACCTAAACATCGTCCTTGCGGCGTTAATTGAGTCAGCCACAGGCACTCGCTCAAGCACCCGAGTCTTGTACCCAGCCGCCCTAACAATGTCCTCAATGCTCCTGCCTTGGCTTGCCAAAGTCTTGTTCTGGGCATCATGCGGCAACCAGAGCGTGTCGTACACATACCCAAATGTCTGCATTTTGGCTAGGATTTCGGTCATTGTGGTCTGGTTAACCTCGTAGTACCGAATCAATCGGGTTTCCATGCCGATGAACTGAACAAACCAAACTGCGGTCATGTCAGCCCAACCCAAGTCGAACACGGCATGGACGGGCTTAACAGGGTCAAATGGAACCCGTGTAATCCTGCCTTCAGCCTCTGCCATCTGCATTTCCCGAGCAAAGATAGCCCCATCAATGGTCAGGCGGCACATTCCCTCCCAGACCGTGTTGTAAGCCTGAATATCCCGGCTCTTTAGCGTGTCCTTTTCCTCCCGCAGGGTTTCAGGAAACCACGGGTTATCAGACCAGTTAATTTTCTGAACCACAGCGTTCTGCGGTGGGTTTGCCACAAATCGCTGGTAGGTTTCATCAGTCTCTAGCTCTGGGTTAAACGTGACCCAGATTTCGGACTTCTCTTTACGGATGGTTGGGATTAACACATTCCATGAGTGGCGGCTCACCGTTTGAGCCTCCTCTACCCAGCAAATATCCACGCCTTCATAGGACTTAACATTTGCAACGTTGTTTTTCAGCCCTACGAAATTGAATTCTGAGCCGTTTTTGCCCCGGATTTGGGCTTGCGTGACCTCAAAAAAGCTGTCTAAGCCCATAGCCGTGATTTGGTCACTCAGCAGCTTATGCACCGAATCTTTGATAGAGGTCTGAAACTCACGGGCGCAGAGGATACGCAAAGGCTTTTGGACGCACTTAATCAGGAGCGCCCTAGCAACCCCCCACGACTTAGCGCCACCACGCCCACCAAACAGGACACGGTAGCGAATCGACTCAGGGTTGAACAGGCATTCCAGTTTCGCAGGGAACTGGGCTTTGGCTATTGCGTTTTGAGCTTCACTCATTCGGCTTTACAAATGAGACTTGGATGCCCTGTAAAGGCTCACCATCTGCGCCCGTTAACTCTTGCTTAACGGTTTCAGACCAGCGCATTTGGCTTTTTGTCCACCAAATCAGGCTAGTTGTGTCTCCAGCAAGCGCCTTTGAATAGAGCGTTTTGGCAATCTGGCTGTTGGCCTTCGCCTTTCCCGCATCAAGTTCGTGGCGGTAATGCTTGCGTAGCGTCTTGTCATCTATCCCTACAAGAATAGCTATCTGCTCGTGCGGCAAGCCCAAACCGCTAGTCGATTCAACTAGGCGGCGCTGCTCATCGGTTGGCTGATGTTCGTGTGACATTTTATAAAGGGGAAGTGTTACATTAGTTTACTGCTTCTGGGTTTTGAGTCAACAACACAGCTTTTTTGCCTGTGAAGTCTTCCCATCGCTTAACAATAACATCGCAATATTTCGGGTCTAGTTCCATTAATCTTGCTACCCGGTTGTTTTTTTCAGCCGCAATTAAGGTAGTTCCACTTCCACCAAATGAATCCAACACAATATCACCGCCTTTTGTGTTATTAAGCATTTGATACTCAAATAAAGCAACAGGCTTCATAGTAGGATGTTCACCGTTTCTTGATGGTTTTTCAAACTCAAGAATTGTTGTTTGTTTGCGGTCTGCCGCCCAAAGATGCCCAGCGCCATCTTTCCATCCATAAAGACATGGTTCATGCTTCCAATGGTAATCTTGTCTTCCCATCACCATTGTTGATTTTTTCCATATTAAACATTGCCGTACTTTCCATCCAGCATCTTGGGCTGCGCCTCTAAAGTTATATCCTTCTAAATCGGCATGCCAAATATAAAAAACTGCTCCCGGCTTCATAACAAGGTCAGCGGTTACATAAGCATTTCGCAAAAATTGACGAAAATCATCGTCAGCCATCTCGTCATTTTTAATTTTTAATGCATCTTTTGTTTTACCTTCATACGCAACATTGTATGGCGGGTCTGTTAACCACATATCCACAAGTTGTCCGTCACATAATTTTTCCATGTCTGTAACGCTACATGAATCGCCGCACATCAGCCTATGTTTGCCTAATTGATATATATCACCCTGTTTTGTTTTAGGCTCAATAGGAATTGGTGGCGCATTATCCTCATCTGTTAAGCCTTCAATCTGTTCAGGCTCAAGCAACGCATCTAGCTCTTTTGCGTCAAAACCAAGCACATCAAGGTCAAACCCAAGCTCTTGCAGATTTTTAAGCTCTATTTTTAAAACATCATTGTCCCAACCAGCATTCAGCGCCAGCTTGTTGTCGGCTATGACATATGCCTTTTTTTGCGCCTCTGTCAGGTCTTTAAGCTCAATCGTAGGCACTTCGGCATGACCGAGCTTTCTAGCCGCCATAAGCCTTCCATGCCCAGCAATGATGCCGTTCTCGCCATCAACCAGTATCGGATTAGTCCAGCCAAATTCCTTAATGCTTGCCGCAATCTGAGCAACCTGCTCATCGCTATGAGTGCGGCTGTTGTTTACATAAGGAACAAGCTCTGCAACTTTCTTTACGGTAATTTTCATTTCTCTTTCGCAGTTTTGCTCTCTGATTTCCCGCCTTTTTTGCCAATAGCCTCACGCTGGACAGCATACCCAATCGCCACGGCTTGTTTAGGAGGCTTTCCAGCTTCGATTTCTTTCTTGATGTTCTTCTGGCGGGTATTGTCGGATGTACCTTTAATTAACGGCATTTGTTAACTCCTTGAGTTTGGCCTCGTAGCCCCTGATGATTTGTCTGTAAACCTGAATCTTCATCCAAGCGCCTTTTTGGGTTTTCATCCACTCAAGTTGCTTTTTGGCTTGGATGTAGCCCCAGATTAACTTGTCTGGCTCCATGTCAGCACTTCCAGCGCTTCAAGGATGCCGCTTTTCTGGTCGGCTCGCCCTTTTCGTCCTTCATTGGGCCGGGCATTCCACTCATACGGGCGCAAAAACTGTCCTTCCGTGCCTTGTCCTTTTCCGTCTTTGGGTTGGGCGCTGGAGGTTTGAGGTTGGCGTTGTTCTTCTTGTTGTACTCAGCACGACCCTTTGCGGTCATTCCTGCGCCTTGGTCAGTGGGCAGGAAGTTCTTGCCCTTACCAGTAGTGGTCTTAGCGATTGGTTTGTCGTGCTTTTTCATGGTTCCTCCACAAAACAAATATCCTGCCAAGACATTTTCAAATGCCTCTGCCCATCAATCTCAATCGGCTCAAATTTCAGGTACTCGTCGCCATAATCCTTGGCAATCGTCCCAAAATACACTTTATCACCCACATTTAACCCCTCACGGAGCGCATCAGGGCCAGCGGCAACTACATAACCAATCGTGTCGGCTTCAGCAGTCTGCACAAAAATCGTGGATTGAATCCTCGGAATAGGCTTAACAATTATTTTGTCACGCAAGGGTTTAAGCATTTCCACCCTCCTTTTTAGGTCTGCCACGCTGTTTTTTGGGCGCTAAAGTAGGGATTTCTACTGGTTTTTCGTCCGTTTGTTGCATTTCTACAACAGGCAAGGCAACCAGTTCGACCTGTTTTGCTTGGAATTCACCGCACCAATCATTATGCGATTTATTCACAAAAGCGGGGAATCTACGGCATAAACCTATGACGTTGGCTCCCCGAAAGTAGTGGCAACTACTACAATTCTCATCAGCCATACAAACGACTCCTTTGTGTGGTTAGAAGCCCTCTTGGTGATTGTCTCCCACCTTGAGGGCTTCGCCTTTTTAGCGGTATTGACCCCGTGTGTGGGTGTAGCAAATGCCAGCGGTGCGCCCAGTATTGAACTGCTTGTCAGCGCCCGTCATGTCCTCTTTGCCCATAGCAACGCCACCAACCATGCGCTCGTGGCGCTCGCCTTTGTTGTCGCTAGAAGCTGCGCCAGCAGGCATCTTGCCGCCAGAACGGAGGGGTACACCCTTCATCGAATCCATTTTTCCCATGATGTTTCCTTTGCAAAGAAAATGCCATAATTGGCTGACTCATTATAGGAGTTTTTGTCATGGCAACCAACTTCAAAATCACCCCCGCCAAGCGCTCTACCACCCCAACTGGTCATTACGAGTCCAAAGCCGAGCATAAGCAGGAAATGCGCCGCATTGAAAAGGTGGAAAAAGAACTCAAGCGCCATGAGTCTCAGGGGCTGGACAAAGCCCACCGTGGCGGCTCGCAGAAAGCGGCTCCCCTGCCCAATATGCGTAAATATTAAGGCAACGGCACATCTTCAGGCCATTCGTTTGCCCTCAACAGGGCGTTTACGGTCTTTCTGTGGGCGGCTTGCCACATGGCTTGACGCTCATCCCGGCTTAGATTCTTGCCTTGGTCAATTTCGTAGTGGCATTTCAGGCACAGGGCGGCAATTTGGTTGTCATCGGCTTTTATGCCTCTACCCTTGCCGTGCCCCCAATTAGTGTGTGCTGCTTGAACCATCTGCCCCGAACCACAATGCTGACAATCCAACCCTGCCACGGCCTTTAGGAGCTTCGTGCTTCGGATGTATTTGTGTTTCGGAATCATTTAATATAGCCTCCAAGGTCGTGAATTTGTGGCTTTTGACGCAAATATAGCGTCTGCGGGTTATGCCATCCTGCCGTAAGCGGGTTTCCTTTACATACGCTTCTGCACCGCAGTCTGGGCATTTCATTTGTTCCCCCTTGCTTTGCCACTAGCCTCCCGCGCCATGCGGATAATGTCATCTTGATTCATTGTGTTGCCCTTTCCTGCATTCTGTTGGTGGCTTCTTCACTGCGCCAAATGTCAATCCGCATCCGGGCAGCTTCTAGTTTCCATTTAAGAGATTCCTCAATCTCAATCGCCTCTGCAAGACCTTCCAGCAACTGCTGGTATTCCTCATGGGCGTATGCCTCTCGCTCCTGTGCGTTTGCCGCTTCAATACCTCTGGTTAAGGCATCTTTCATCAGCAAAGCCTTCTTGGTCTTTCGGAATTCCTCCAAATAGACCCGCTTGGCCTTAGCTTTGGCGTATTTGTCAGCGTGTTCTAGAATGAAATCAACAGCTTTGTTTGGGGCGCTCATTCCAACTCCTCCTTAATGGCAATATCAACACCAGCAGAGTCGGCATAGACTTTTTTGCAGTGCAACGAAACGATTTGGGAATCGTCCTTAAAAACCACCCCGTTCATGGCATCCATCACGGATTTGGCGAGGTTGTCGAGGTCTGGCTTCTTGCAAGGCTTCTCAAAGCCATTTAAACAGGCTTCCTTGCGTTTTTTTGGGTATGACTTAGGGATTGGTAGCCTGATGTAGATAAAAACGCCCACAGGCGTTTCTAGCGGTTCTGAGTTGCCCATAGCTTTAACCGCTTCCTCACGCACCAAATGCTCGTAGGTCACGGTCTTTTTTGGGGTGTAGGTTTTGACAAACCCGCCACGGCTTGAGAATTTGGGTCGACCTTTGGCAACTGGGTCGCCTTCAACGCTGAAGTTGAGCATGAAGGTCATACTTGCCGACCTTCTTTGAGGGTCATTTGCTTGGCGAGCTTTTCTGTTCCGGGGCGCTTGGTCAAGTTAATGCTCATGGGTTCTTTGCCCTGCGCCCGTAGTGTTTCGACCATTTTGGCTCCCTTGCGGCGGTTCTTTGCGTCACGTTCTAGGGTCTTGCCAAACAGTGATGGCCCGGATGTGTCAAATGCGTTTTTCATTTTTTACCTTGTTCATTCGTTGTCTTAAATCTTCTGCGGCAGCTTTACCACGATGCTTGGCAATGTCATGGATTGTTTTTTCCCACCACTCCCTCGCTGATGCCCAGCCATCGTTGTGTGCTTTCTCCTTGAACCGAGCCAGCCATTCCACCGCCTCGCAGTTCTTCATGTGTTCCGTATCCATCTAAATCCCCTGTCAATGTCAAGCATCGGCTTATCAAATGCTCGTGGTAATCCCGTCCTTCTCGCACATGGTCGAGAATCACTTTGGCTTGAAAGTAGTTCATGCCACCCCCTTACGCAACAGAGCCATTTTTTCCAGAATCTCAGCAGGAGGCTTAACAGCCATCTTGTCCGACTCACGGATTTTTTGCAGTGCGTCAAATGCGTTTGGTGGCGTTGGGGTTGTCTGGCGCACAACATCCTTGGCAACACCAAAAGATTGTTTTTGGCTTCTGACCCAGTTTCGCCACGTTGCTTCCCAATTCAGCTTCAGACCGCCAGAACCCGGTTTGGCAATCCAGTAGTCCTTAAAGGATGCCGCAATTTTTGAAATGTCCAAATCTTGCCGTTCCTGTTCTGCCCATGTCTGCCACTCAGTTGGCAAAACCCAATCGGTTGGCAAACGGGTTCCCCGTTGCGTCTTAATATGGTTATTGGTTATTGGTTTATGGTTATTGGTTGCTATTGGGGTCGCATTGGGGGGGCTAATAGGGGGGCTATCCCCACCCTTTAGCCACCTTTTTGCCGCCCCTCTTTTGCCATCCTCAGACAGTTTTCTATACTTTTCAATAACCTCGTCAGCCCTTGGATTTATGAAACCCTTTTCAGTAGAAATGAAGAACTCATCCAAGACGGTCAAAACCTCTTGTTCGTAGTCTTTCATGCCTATCAAACGTGCTATTTCACGCTGTTTGATGGGGGCTTCATGCAGATAGTAGTGGTCTAGCAAGCGCCTGTAAGCCAAGTCTTCCATCAAAGAAAGGTGATGGGTATGGCTTTTGTAATCACCAATGTGAAACTGGTAAAAGTGCATTTTCAACCTCGCAATTCCTCCTGAAAAGAAACCTGCGGCAGGCGGGAGGTGCGCTTTTCGGTTGGCTCATGACTTCCAACCTAGCCGGGTTTCAAAAAATTTTACAGGCTTTTTCGTCCTGTTGGTTGCGTGTCTCGCATTTGCCACACATCAAATGGGTAGGTTCTAACAGTCCCATCATCCCACTTGATAAACACAAAATTGTCATCAAGGAACCAGCACCCAAAAGATGTTTGCCCGTCTTTGGTTGTGCCGTAAGCCACCATGCTTTTGCCTGTTTTGCACTTCACATCGGTCAAAACAATCATGCCGCCAGCAACATTAGGTTGGGTGGCAATAGTCTCTGCGTTGCA